CTTAGACGTTTCTGCTCGCGCCCGTGCATCCTGGGTGATCACGTTTTCGGCGACGCTGCGGTACCGCGCGAGCTGCTCAGGGCTTGCGGTGCGCGTGACGTTGAGTTTTGCTACAGGCTCCACTACGGCCTCGTAGTTCGCACCTCCGCCACCTCGAATATTCGCTTTCCGCAGGATCCTGTTGACATACGGAATTGTCTCGCTCGGTTTCGGCAGGTACTTCATCCAGTTGACAGCATCATTCGCCGCCTTCGCCTTTGCGATCGCGGCATCCACATTCCCGGGACCGGCGTTGTAGGCAGCAAGAGCCATCGGCTCATTCCCGTACTTGTCGAGCATCATCGACAGATACTTCGCTCCACCTTCGATGTTCTGCACTGGGTCGCTCGGATCAACGCCCATGTCCTTCGCGGTTCCAGGCATGAGCTGCATGAGGCCCAGGGCGCCCTTTTCCGACGTGATGATTTTCCCGTTTTTGTCTGTCTGCGCTCCCGTGCTTTCGGCGGACATCATGGAGGCAAGAAGCGTCGACGGAACGCCGTACTTTTCCCCGGCCGCGGCGATCTGCGCGTCCCACTTTCCTCCCGCTACCTTGATCGAAGGTTTGCCACCTACTGGCGCCCCTGCCTTGCGCCGGAAATGGACTTGCGCCTCTCCATCGATCGCGGACAGAAGCGTCCTGGCGTCGTTGACGTTCTTCACCATGTTCTGCAGGACGGTTTCCGACGCCTGCTCCTTGGCCTGTTTCTCCAGCGCGTCGGCGCGAACCTGCTCGATCTGGGAAAGGCTGGCGTTCGACTTCAATTCCTCCTCGAACGTGGCAAGCTCAGCATCTGCTTCGATGCCAGGCTTCTGCATGAGGATTTTACGCTTCGTCTCGACGAACGCGTTGAAGTTCATGGCCGAATTCTCTTCGACCATCCGGAACTTCTGATTGATCGCCTGCGCGCCGTACTTGGCTCGCTGGTTCTCGATGCTCCAGCGAAGCTGCTCGCCGTAGAACGGATTGGTCGGCGGGACAGCTTTTGTCGCCTCGTCGTCGATCGCGGCGCGGGTTTTTTCCCACTCCTGCGCAAAATCCTGGTCGGCACCAACGGAAGCCTGGAGCCGGTTGAAAGCCTCCATCTTGCGGAGATCGAGATCGGCAGCATTCTTGTCGGCCCACTCCTTGGCCTGCAACCGCTGCGTTTTCTCCGTCTCGCGATCGCTTTCAGCCTGCGCCTGCGCTATGAACTCCTGGTTGCGCAAGGTGACCTCGCGCTGCTGCCCGATGGCATTGCTCGCGGTCTGCGTGACGCTCCCGAGCATCCGCCCGGTCTGGCCTTGGACGACGTTTCCGGGGTCGCGGTACTGGACGGGCGTGGAAGTCTGCTGGTTGTACCGGGGGATCTGAGGCATTATCGAAGGCTCCTTGTGTTCCCGTAGTACGTCGAGGCGCCGGACAGGAGGGCGTTGAATCCGCCTGCGTATCCGGCCTTGCGCGATTGGGTGGCACGCTCGTCGGAAGCTGCGGCCCGCTCCTGGAATCCAGCAGCTCGAAGCGCAGCCTCGCGGCGCGTGTTGCCGACGTCCGTCTCGATTCCCTTGGCAGCTTCGGCGGCAAGGGCGGCATTCGTCCCGCCAGCGCCAAGCCCGCTTTGGGCGATGGCTGCGGATTGCTCGCCCAGGAAGCGAGAACCGCGCTCGCGAACCTGTGCCGCGTCCGCCTCGCCTTTCTCCAGGGCAAGGCGAGCATTCTCGCGATCGATCTGCGCTTGCCGCTTGAGCGCGTCCGATTCCTCGTTTCCGCCAATGATACTGGACAGCCCGCCAAGCGCAGCGGATCCGAGTTGCATCATGGCCATGGCTGTCAGCGGGTCCATCAGTTGACCCTCGAATACATGGCGAAGTCTTCGCCGTTTGGCCCGCATTTGCGCATGATTCCCTCACGTTGGAATCCGAGAAGCTCGATCCAGTGAATTGCCTCTGGAAATGTTAGATCGATCGTCGCTTCGATGCGCGGCAATTCCTGGAACTGGCGCAAGAAATCGACTGCGGCGCGCGTCACGGCGTGCATGTTTGCGCCTGCACCGATGAGCGCCCAGGCCAGAACGCGGCCCGACCAGATGGGGATGAGCCCGCCAGCTGCGACCACCTCGTCGCCATCCATGAGCGTCACGCCGACGCCATGGAACCACGCGCCGGAAAGGTCGGCGTTCGCCTGCCTTGCGTGCGGGGTGAACCCGCGCAGGTGGATAGGATCGAAGTCGATCGCCTGCATCACTCCGACTCCACGTCGATTACGGCCGAAACCACGGTCACGGGTAGCGCCTGGTCGCTTTCCAGGTAGACGTAGCCGTCGGTCGTGTAGCCCGACGGGAAAGCGATCTTGAGATCTCCGCTGTAGGCCGCGACCTGCTTGTCCATGTTGTCGGAGTTCGCGCGGAACGAGACGTGCCGCGCATTTCTCGCGTTCGCCCCAATCTTGATTCCCACGGATTCCAGGAGGCGAACCGCCACGTGCGTGATTCGCTTGATCTTGGATTGGCTTGTGCCCTTGGTGGATCCGCCTTCGATGCGCATGGTCTGCGCGACGAAGTTGCACGGGAATCCGACGTGGATCCGGTTGTGGTGCGCGTTGAGCTGGATCCATCCCGCCCCGTCCGCCACGACGTTCGGGTGGGCACATCCGTCGACACAGATCGAAACTTCCCGCCCAGCCATGAAGACTACGCGAACGCGATCTACCCGGAGCTGCCAGGCCAGGAAGCGACCCTGGAGCTCAGTCGGGACCGGGAACATGGGCCGAACCGGGAGCGCGCCGCCGGATGGAGCGTCCTCGATGATGAGGTCGGCAAACGGGCCGTCTTCGACCGGGACCGCGATGCCGTCCCGGTAGGTGCAATCCAGAGCCCGGATCACCTTTCCAATATCTGCGGCGGTGAACGGGAGCGGCCCGGACATCGATGTCAGCGAGAGAAGCGAATTCTCGTCCCACGTCGCGCCGGCCAGCATCAATCCACCGTTGATGGGATCTACCGTGACGGCGTCACCGCTGAACGAGACGGCGCAGTCGGTGTAGATGGCCTCGCGTAGGTCGCCGCCAATCTGGTGCGCGTCCGCGATGCGCTCGACAAGAACCTGCGCCGTTTCGTTGGCCGTCCCCGTTCCCTCGAAATTCCGGTTCGTCGCCAGCCAAACGTCGTCGATGTCGCCAGCCGGGGAAGGCAGGCACGCCACGCCACGGAAAACGCCGCCGTCGGACTGGTGCGGGTGCCATCCCCATACGTCTTGCTCTCGATTCCAGGTCATGCCCAGCAAACGCCCGTCGCGCGTGATGGCCCAGATCACCTTCCACGGCTCATTCTGCCAGGCGAGTTCACAGATCCCCGACGCGCCCAGGTGGTCGGCGAGAACCGACATGTCGATCGAGGTCCACGTGTTGCCGTCGTTGGCCAGCCGGTGCAACCGCTTCGCCCCGCGCACGACATAGAAGATCTCGGAATCCAGCACGACGGGCTCGACCGAGTGAGATCCGTATGTCGAGATCTGTCGAATTGCGACGTTCCCGGGGCCGAACACCTCCGAGCGCGTGTCCTCGCGGCACTCGAAGACCCCGGTTCGCCCGCCGATGATCAGCGAGTCCATCCCGACCAGCCACTCCACCGCGAGCTTCTGCCGCGACGGGATCTCGATGGTGATGGCGCTGTCGGCCGTCACCAGACCCGAGGCGTTGTACTGGTTGAAGTCGTTGAGCTTCCCGGCGCGCGAGAAGTAGAGGCGATTCCCTGCGGAGATGACCAGCCGATCCCGGAAGATCGCCACGTTGTCGGGGTACGCTGCGCCTGTCTCCAAGCTCGAACCTGTGCCGACCGCTGCCCATGCCCAGCGCGCCGTTTTGAACCTCGGCGCGTCGATCATGTCCCAACGTATCGTCACGCGCTCGAGGCCGGGCTTGGACGGGTCGGTGTCGGGTGGAGTGTCGATGGTTCCGGAGAAATGACCATTCCCGATGTACCCGAGCTGAACTTTCCACCCTGTGACCGAATGGCTATAGATGGCCCCGAATTCGTGAATCGGTTCGGTCTGGAGCGCAGCGTTTCCGGCCACGATCAGGGCGCGGTAGTAGCGATTCTGGTGGTAGAAGATTCCGCGATCGGAAACAGTCAGCCCCGCCGCCCACTTCTGGACGGTCGGCATTTCGATGTAGTCAGGGTTGAAAACGATCCGGTGACCGTTCTTCCCCGCGAACGTCCCGACGGGCGCCCAGAGATCGCCATTCACGTAGGCAGTGAACGTCGGCGACCCGGGAACAGTCCCGATGACGCGACTTCCCGTGCATTCGATCTGCGGGTTTTCCTCGGGCTTGTAGTCCTGAAACGGCGGTGTATCGTAGTTCTGCGCGAACGGCGTTGGCGTCGCGTCGCTTCCCGTCCAGTTGACGATCGGCGTCTCCGGGAAGGCGTTGCGGCCCGTCACCACCTCGGGGCCTTGTGAAATGTCGTTGTTGATCTTCTTGAGCGGGCTCGAGCCGTCGTCGGCGATGTATAGGTCTTCGCCGTTCTGCGCAGTGGAGATCTTCGAGGTTCCGTCCGGGCGCCGCGGCACGGTCTGGAGTGGGTAGCCGAAACCAAGCCCGATGACCTCGCGATTCTTGATCACAAGGAAGGAATCAGGGAGCGTCGGCTCGAACGAGTAGAGGTAGGCGCGGTCGGCGGCGATTTCATGCGGGATCATGACGGGCGATCGGACGCGAGCGCCCTCGACAGGAAGGCGGGTCAGGGACGAAAAGATCTTCGTTCCAGGCCTGCGGACAAGCGCCCCGTGGACAGTCGGGATCCCGTTGCGGGACAGCTTCATTCCCTGCGGGTACTTGAAGTGGTCCACGCGCCCGTCGATGAGCGGGGACAGCTCGCCCGCGTTCCATGCGCTTTTCAGAATGGATTGGTCAGCCATCAGCCGCGCACCTGGAGCCAGGTGGAGTCGGCCACGAACTGCGGGGCAGACTGGATCGCGGACTGTTGGCGGGCGTCACGGATCGAAATCTCGTAGGCCTGCGCCATGCGGTCACGGATCCCTGTGTCACCGGCGATCGGGACGGCCAGCACTTCAGCCAGCTTGAAGGAGAAGGCGACGCGGAACGCGGCATTCCATTCGTCGGGGCTCTCGATCTTGGCGACGTAGAGAATGTTCAGCGGGGCGCCAAGGTTGGTCACGATGTCGCGCCCCTCGATCTGCCACGTCGGGAACCGGTCTTGCCGGAAGTCGTCCAGCGCGGCGGGCTCCTGGCCGTCCACGTAGACCACAGAAAGGGAATCAGCTGGGATCGCGTACTTGTAGGCGTACCCCCAAGCTGGGGCAGTGGCAGAAGCGGCAAGGGCTGCGCGCCGTTGCGCGAAGCCCCACCGATTCGCCATCAGTTCGGAGTCAAGCAAAAGGTCGTAGACGGCGCGGGCCTCGTCTGCGGCCTTGCTGTTCTCGTCAAGCTCCTCGATCCGGCTTTCGCCAATCCTCGTCAATGCAAGGTTGATGATGTCGATTCTTGAAGCCATCCGAGACCCTCCGTTACATCACAAATCTACCTCAAGACGGCGGCCAAGTGGAGGCGCAGATGTAGGCGCGGATCTGGTCGATCTGCGCCAACGCTTCGCCTTGCTTGATCTTCGCCGAATCGATGGAGATTTCCACCGCCTTTGAAGTTGTCGAGGCGCCCACCACGACTTCGGAGATCCCGACGCCCTGGTTCTTGCCGATGTAAGTGTAGGCCATGGTTTACTTGGCCGCGTAGTAGCCGCGCACGATCATCGACACGGTGCCCGACGCTCCGGTGGCGGCGGTCAGAGTGAGCGCGATGTCGTAGGCAATGCCGGGATTGGCGGTCAGTCCAACGCGCTCCCACATGGTCTTGCCGATCTTGGCGATGTCGGCGGCGGCGACCTCCTCCATCACCTTGGTCCAGGCGACGGCGGACGACACGACGACCGCGCTAGCGAACTCGTCAGCATCGACCACGGCGCCGCCGTTCTCCTCGATCTTGTAGACGCCGACGTCGGCGGCAGCGGAGCCGCCCAGGGCGTCGGTGGCCAGCAAGATTTCGGTGGGGACGAAGTTCGCGGGAACGCGCACCATGCGGTACACGGATCCGGCGGTATCGTCGGCGTTGGTTTCGAGGGTGCCGACCAGCGCGCACTCGTAGGGCCCGGAGGTCGCGAGCTTGTCGTCGGCGGCGTCCTGTGCGGTGATGGCGGTGGTCTTGAGATTCACGACGGCCATTGAAGGCTCCTTTTACTTGAGGGTTCCACGGATGGCGACGCAAACCTGCCCATTTGCAGCGGCGGCGCCCGTGAGAGTGAGGCAGATGTCCATGGCATGCCCAGGATTGCGAGTGAATCCGAGGCGCTCCCAGAGCTGCTTGTTGATCTTCGCGAAGTCAACGGCAGGGGATGCGGCCATGTTGTTGGCGTAGTCGGAGCCAGCGGCTTCCAGCTTGATGTCGGTGCGGAACTCGTCGGCGTCGATTACCGATCCCCCGTCCACGCCGAGGGGGCGGTACACGCCCACGCTCGCCGCGCATCCCGCGCCGAGGCCGGTGGTCGAAACCGCGATCTCGGTCGGGACGAGGTTGGCCGGGACGCGCAGGAATCGGTAGACCGACCCTGCGCTATCGCCGGCCACAGCATCGACGACACCGACGAAGAGTCGCTCTTCGGATCCGCCAGCGGACAGGGTTTCCTTGTCCCTGTCCCACTTGGCGAACTCCAAGGCCTTACGCTCTTCGACGGCCATGGCTTAGGACGCCGTGATCTTGATTTCGCCGACGCGCTTGGCGTCAACGCGAGTCGAGTTCTGGGTTTCCTTGGCGTACAGCTGCCAGGGGTGGCCGCGGCGCTCGATGGACTTCTGGACGTTGGTCTGGAGTTCCGACCAGCGAGCGAAGTGCATGCCCTTCTTCGTCCACACGGGCAGACGGAGGTAGGTTCCATCGGTCGCGATGCGCTGGAATGGCACGAAGGTGAAGCCCATGAACCTTTCCACGCGGCCAGACTTGAGGACCAGCGAGTCATTGAAGTCGCGAGAAATGATCTGTGCTTCCTTCAGGAGATCCTTGTTGGCCTTCGCGTTGATGCCGACGAAGACTTCTTCGACATCAAGGTCGACGTCGTTGGTTTCCAGGATGGCGCGCATCTCGACCAGCTTGGCGACATTCAGCCCCACGGCGGTGGATCCACCCGAGGATCCGACCGTCTGAAGGACGATCTGCGAGCCTGCGGGGGTTGCGGCAGCTTCGGTGGCCCACGACACGGTGGTGGTGCCATCCTTGCCGATCAGCGCATCTCCGAAGAACGCGGCGTATCCGAAGTTGTCGCGGTTGCGCATGAACGCGGCCCGCTGCGCTTCGATCTGTGTGGACTTGGGATCCACGATGGTCTTGAGAAGATCTTCCTCGTTGAGGTACAAGGGGAGATCGAACGAGCGCGGGGCAATCCAGCGGCGCTCGTAGTTGGTGGCGGTTTCGGGCATCGGCTCGTTGCGGCCGGTGATTTCCGATACCTCGATCGGATCCAGGTACTGAACCGGCGACACCTTTTCGCCGGTGTACATCGCGGTTTCAAACTTGTCGACGATCTTCGTGCTGGTCTGCTGCAGCGCGAGTTCAAGGTTCGTCGAGTACTGCTTGGTGTACAGCTGAGCTTCGGACATACGAAAGCCCCTCCATGAAATTGTGGTTTCTGGTTTGGGGCTTGTCCGGAGATCCGGGGCCTATGTTTGCGACTTGCCCTTGGCTGACCGGCCTTCTGCTGGGGTCCCTTGCGGGGATTGTCCCGAGTCCTGCATCACCCAATCGAAAAGCTTGCCGCACCGGACCAACGAATCCTCTTCGTCGGTCCGGCTGTAGGCTAAATGTAAGCACGCCAACCGTATTTCCGCAACAGATGCGGCGCGAATTGGTTCGGGCATGTCATCCGCCCGCGCTCAGGCGAATCAGCCGCTGCATCTCCGCACGCGCAGCTGGGTCACCGTCGTAGTACTTCTTGCCCCACTCCGGATCCGCCTTAAGCCGGTTGATTTCGGCAGTCGCGGTCTGTGGGGTCATGGCCTGCGGAGGCGCAGCCTGGGCGTGCACCATCGGTGCCTCCGCGAAGGACTCACCGACCTTGACCAGGAACTCCGACGCCTTGCGCGTGCCCATCGCCCGTTCCAGCGATTCGAGTGCGGCGGCATCGAGGCCGAATTGCGACGCGGCCCGGCGCCCCATCTCCACCTTTGGCTCGAACTGGTTGCCCCAATCCTTCTTCATGCCGTTCACGTCGAGCTGGCGCTTCTGCTGGAACTCGTTCTCCATGGCCTCCATGCGCGCCTTGACACCGTTCGTCTGGAACTCCACCAGCGCCGCGGCCTGCTTCGGGGAGAGGCCGAGATCGTGGAACGCTTTCGCCGCCTCCTTGGCGAACGCGGGGTCCAGGCCTTCAATCTTCTCGAGGCCGTAACCGTCTGGGGTCTCCGGCTTGCCAAGCGCCCGGTGCACAACGTCCCACGCCGTCTTGTCGTTGGGATCCTTGGGAATGGGGAGCTTTTCACCTCCCATCAACTTCTCGATCTCGCGGTAGCTGGATGCCATCGCAACCGGCGAATCCCAACCCTTCTTCTGGACCCACTCGCGGGTGGTGGGGTCGAAGGAGTCGAGGAAGCTGGACGCGCCGCCGCCATCGGTCGGAGCGGGGTTTTGCGGTGCAGCCCCTGGAGCGGGGGCCGGTGGGGCTCCTCCGTCTCCGGGTTGCCCGCCGAACAGTGAAGCCACGGACCCGGTATCGTCTGCCATGATGTTTCCTTACAGTTTTTGACCCGTGTGGGGGTCTAATCCCAGTGCATTTGCGACGCGTAGCCACACCTCGCGCCTTGCCTCCGCCACAAGCGTAGCGTGGATGTCGATACCTTGAGGACCTACAACGATGCAGGTCTCCCCAGCTCGGCAAAATCTCCGTAGGTCTTCGAGCGCTTTTTGCCCTGCCCCGCCTGCGAACGCCGCTTGGTAAGAGGCTCGAATAGCCTCTATTTCCTCTTCTGGAGCCCGATACTCTTCCATCATACGTTGACGCCTGGGGCGGTTGCGTAGGCCTGTGCCTGTGCCAGTGAACGGGCAGCGTTGGCCGCAACGTCAGCACCCTGGAGCACTGCCGCCGCTTGGTTCTGCTGCTGCTGCTCAGCGTTGCGCTTGTCAGCGTCAGCCTTATCGCGCAGGATGGAAGGCTTCACGCCCTGTGCATCAGCGATCACGCGGAGGAGTTCGTCGGCGTCAACCGAGTTTACCACGGTCGGGTCGTACTGCGCCACCGCGCCCACCGCCTCGATGAACCGCAGGGCCGCGACGCCTTGGCCAGCCTTCTGTGCCAGGGAGATCGGTGAAGTGTACTTGATCTCGTAAGCGCCTCCCTGCTCTTCCAGGGATTGCGGCATGCGAGGAAGCTGGCGGGCCATTTCCAGGATGTCAAGCTCCCGTTCGATCAGGGGGCCAAGGAACGAAGCCTCGAAGTTCCCGGCGACCGGACCGAGTAGTTGCCCCTTCTCTTGGGCGCGCTGCATCACTTCCTGGGCGGTCATGTTGCGCCGGTCTTCGGCAAGGATCTCGAAGAGGGAGACGAAGAACGAATCGTGAATAGTGGCTCGCTCGCGGTCCATCATCTCCAGGGACAGCGAAATGTTTCCGCCGGCCTGGAGCGGGATAACCTGGGCCTTGCCGTCCTTCACACCGTTTTGTACGACGGCTCCCGGGATCGCGGCGAACGCCTGGAGCGACCCATCCATCAAGAGCGTCGGATCGACTGCCTTGTGGGATGCCCGGAGCGTCGTCTTCTTCATCTCGTTCAGCATCTTGATCGTCGCCAGGCACTGCATCGCCGGGGATCGCCCGTATGTCTCGCCGGGGGATGTCGAGAAGCGGGCGATCGCGAACGGGAATTTGCGGTACCCGCCTCGCTGGATCGTCTTCTTCGAGGTCACGCAGATGTCGTAGCTGGCCCACTCCATACCCTCGAAGTCCTTGCGCCATCCTTTGATTTCACCGTTGGGGCAAACCTTCTGTACGAACGTGAAGCGATCTCCAGGGCGAGAGCCGGCGCGCTCGCGGATGATCTCGGGGGTCTTGTCTCCGAACTGCTGCAGGGCCTGGCGCGCGGTCAAGGAATATTCCCGGTAGACCGTGTCGATCTGGCCTTGCCAGTTCTCCTCCATCCACACTTCGCGCAGCGGGATGCAGCGGTACTTGATGCCGACGCCCGAGTCCATGATGGCCATGATCGCGGTACCGTAGGCGCCGACGGACTCGTAGGCCTCGAACATCTGGCCAGGGAACCCGCTGGTCGGCGAGTAGCGCGCCTCGAACAGGATGCGCGTCACGTCGTCCAGGTAGACGTTCTCGGCGTGCCCTTCCTGGCCCGGCGCGTCGAGTTTGTGCCAGCGCTCGTTCTGCGGTGTCAACAGGCTTGACATCGTGGCTGCGAACCTGGAGAGGTCGATGCGGGCTGTCGAGTCGAAAGCTTTGATTCCGCGCTTCTCGCCCTTGCCCGGCTGGTTCGCGCTGAACCCGGTCTGCGTGCCGACGTACTCGGCGACTTCGTCCCACTGCGCATCGAACGCGGATCGCTCGCTCTTGAGCTGGGAGAGGCGCGCGAGCGCTTCGCGTGCGGTTTCGTCGGATTCCATCACTGGCCCAGCTTCGTCTTGGCGGATGCAACGCCTTGGGCGCCGAACATCTGCGCGAGGCCGGTTCCCTGGTAGCGTGGCGCGACGGCGCGCACGTTGGACTCGGCGGTGCGGGCTCGCGCCTGGTCTTGAACGAGAGAAAGATCATTACTCAGCATTCGCGATCTAAGCGACGCGTTTGAGTTCCCAATTAGAGCGCGCTGCTGCTCAATTGTCCCAGCGGATAATCCTTTTTGGAACTCTGCGTTTTCGTTTGCGAGCGCTTTTCTTCTCTGTTCATCCGCAGAAAATGCCGACATGATTCG